CCCTCCATCACCGCCCCCGGTATCCCGCTCATGCTGGCGAACCCAGACACGCAGAGTCTCCGGCGTACAGCCAATCTTTGGAGCAATGGAACAAATTGTCGCCCATTGTGAGTCATATTCGCTCTGACTTTCCAGAACCATACGGACTGCCCGTTGACGGACTTCGGGGGAAAAACGAGTATTTTTAGTCATCCTGTTTACCTCTTTCTCAGGAAGTTTAGTCTCCAGGATTCCCGGGGCGGTTCATCCTGCACAGTTCAGCGCATTACGTTGTAGATCTGTGTTCTGGTCATTTGTTGACACACGTACATAGCCAATAAGCATGGTAGATCTCCCTGACAAAAGCAGGAATGATGCCATTTGCTCGTTATTTCTGCATTTTCATAAACGTTGGTTTGGGAGAAGCGGCTAAAAGGAATGTAGGGACAGGGGCGAATCAGATACCTGATATGGGTAGCTTCACGCTTTCTGTTTCAGGTACTGGATATCAAAAATTACCATCAGGTTTTATTCTTCAGTGGGGCTCAATCGGCGCACCAGGCATTGCACAGGATGTAGTAACCCATTTCCCGATTGCATTTCCAAACAGATGTCTGCGTGTTTTGGTCTCACAAGACTACACACCAGATAGCGGGGCTGTTGGTTATATTGCCTGTGCAGGTTTTAGTCCCGACCCGGTTAAATTTATATCCAGAGCCAGTACTCCTGGCCTCGGCGCTTCATTTTTAGCGTTAGGCTGTTAATTTAGCTATATGGAGTGAAAAATGAATTACATATATTCCGCGACTACAAACTCTTTCTATCCGCTGGAGATGAAAGAGGATTACACTCAAGCTGACTCATGGCCAGATGATGCTGTTGAAGTTGATGAGCAAGTGTATATTGAGTTTTCCGGATTACCGCCGAAAGGAAAAATCCGTATCGCTGGAGAAAATGGTTTTCCTGCATGGTCTGAAATTCCACCACCAACATATGAGGAACAGATTGCTGCAGCCGAACTGGAAAAGCAGCAACTGATTAATCAGGCCAACGATTATATGAACAGTAAACAATGGCCTGGTAAAGCGGCTATTGGTCGTCTGAAAGGTGAGGAACTGGCGCAATATAATTTGTGGCTGGATTATCTGGACGCACTGGAGCTGGTCGATACTTCCGGTGCGCCAGATATTGAATGGCCTACGCCTCCGGCAGTTCAGGCCAGATGACATCCGGCACGGTGCTGGTATCTGTTGCCGTCACCGCGTCAATGTAATCCAGCACAGCGTTAAGGCGGGTTGTTTCTGCCTGCGTTAGTTTACGTCCGGCCTGCAATTTCAGCTGAATCAGACTGATGGAGGCCATTGCAGTATCAATCAGCGACTGGCGCTGTGCTTCTGCTGCATCTACTGCTGCGCCGTGCTGTGCCTCGGTATCCGTCCCCCATTTCTCACCATCCCATTTATCGTATGGCGTTAACGGGGCGATAGTGGTTGTATTATCAGGGTAATCACCCGGAGCTGTGATTTCTTTTGATTCCCCTGTTTCGGTGCTAAAAACGATTTCACCGCGATGGTCTGGCATATATTCCCATGATTTTAAATCTGCTGAACGGCAAATTGTATAACCAGCTTTATGTGTAACTGGTGCATCTAAACAAGAACATGCCGGGATACCGACGCCAACCGCAAGATATTCAGTTGATGTGGAAATATATTCCCGCGTTTCACCATCATAGTTATAAACGGTAATATCCCCTGCCTTTGTAGCAACAAGTCCACTATTTAATATTGCTTTATCCATTATGCTGCTCTCACGATATAGTTAAATGCAATGTTTCTTGGTCTGTTCTCTGAGGCAGTTGGCACTACTCTTGAAGCATCAAAATTGACTAAATGAGGATTGTTTGGGGTATTTGGAATGATTGTGGTGTTACCTATCGTATTACGAAGTGCTGATTGACTTACAAAAACACCACTCGCTGTATTAAAGCTAATAGCCGCATTAGCTTCGGTTTGTCCATTACCAAATGTGCCGGTTATATTACGAATAGCATCCCCCTGAGCAGACAGAATTTCGCGCCCCGCGTCAATACCGCGCCCGTCATCCCAACCACGAATAAACTCACCACGTAAATCAGGCAATTTATTTGTTGGATAAGCCTTTGCCAGTTCCGGGTATTCTTCAGCAGAAAAAACCGCACCGTTGCATTTCAGCCAGCCTGTTGGCGGAGTGGCGGAAGGCCACGGAACAGGGACACCAACAGGTAATGCAGAGCCTTCTCCCAAACCAAGGTTTTCGAGAGCCGTTGGTACTGTGCCGTCCGATTTGATATCACCAAACGGATTCTTGCGGCTTAACAGCAGCGCACGAAGCGCGGTAAGCAGCTGGTCGTGCCGCGCCTTCTCGAGACTGGCACCGGATGCCTCTACAACGCTGCAAAGCTCCTCCTGCAACATGTCAAAGTAGTCATCATCCAGATCGGTGGCAGGCGTGCCAGTCTGGGGGTTACCACGGGTAAAACCGTTTTTACCCGCGCCGAACTTATCCTTCTGCGCGGTTTTCGTGTCTATACGATGCATGGATTACTCCGGATATTTAAAAATTACGTAGGTATGCGACGGGCAGAGTTTGTTAAGCACGCACTCGACAACGGTGTCCCCCCAGATACGCAGTGCGGAATCACAGGGATCGCCACATGTCATCCAGGTGGTGTTGGTGGCGGCTGGCATGTTGACCTGCCAGTAATACCGCCATTCCGGCGCATTCACTGCATCAGTACAGGCCGATGAGCAGGTGAACGTGCTTTTATCGTATCGCGTGATGGTGGCGTCTGGTCTGCCCAGGGCAGCAAGCTGTGCAAGGTAAAAATCCTCATTGATGCCGCCCGCCAGATTAACCTTCGCATCCAGCCGTTGCTGACGCTGGCGAAGGGTCTGTGTCCCTGCGGGAATACATTCATCCGGCAGGCCGCACAGACGCTCCCAGCGATTTATCAGTTCGGTGGTGGTGCGCGGATCCAGCTCCCGCATCAGGGCATCTGCACGCTGATGAACGCGGGTTAATGACGGTGCTGCACCGGCAATCGCCGGATCGCTGGCTGACCACGCCGGACCAGGGGGCAGCAGTGCCGACAACAGACGGATGTAATCATCGTTTGTCACGTCCATGAAATCGTCCCCAGAACCGCCAGTTCATTTTTCGCAATGGTGATATTGTCCGCCGGGGCAAGCAACTGATGGCTGTATTCCCCGTTCGCACCGGAAATCGCTTCACTGATACGCGATACCTTCAGCTCTCCCTGCGGATAACCATCACGCAGCAGGAATGAACGCAACTCCGCGGTGATGGCAGCCCGTATTTCCGGTGTGTCCGGCGTCACGTGGATATGAAAATCCACTTTATGCGCCACCGGCCTGAACACATACAAATCAGAGCCTGCCACCGGGGCCAGTGGCCCGATATGTTGCCTTGCCGCCGTTTCCGTTGATTCTTCCGGAATGGGATTAATCAGGTCACTGCTGGCAATCATCACACCGACAGTTCCCGTTCCCATCCAGTGACGGTATGTCCATGCGCGGGTAATGCCGGGCACTTCTTTAGCCCAGACGACATAGTCCCCGTCAGCCCCGCCCTGCGGCGTCCAGTAATACCGCTCAATGACGCGGGCGCGCCACGTTTCCAGATCTTCAGTATCGAATCCGCCAGTCAGGGTATCTGCCACACCGGAAGACGGCAGACCATTCACCGGCGTGACCAGGATTAATGCCATACCGTCGTCAGCGTTACCGACCGCGCCTGCAGTTGAGCAGGCGATCGGCACGCGCAGGACACCACCGGAGCTGGTTGCATCAGAAGTTGCCGTGTACTGAACCAGGTCATCGCGCTGAATAACACTCCCGGCGGTCACCTTCAGGCCATCGCTGACACCTTCCCAGCGCATATACCCGCTGGCAGACGTGGCCCCCTTGCGCGGACACCGTTTCATCGCAGCATGTCGCGCCAGCCAGGACACATCGCACAGGTCAGGCAGCATGTTCATTGCCAGATAATCGATGTAACCGTAAACCGTATGCAGCGCCGCCGCATACACCTTTGCCCGCACGTCTTCATCCATGCGCCGGAGCGTGTCGCTGACGTCCAGCCTGGCGAATAAATCGTTACGGAGCATACTGATATTTTCTGCCAGCGTCGGGCGCTGAAATTCACTGTCCGCCATGCGTTATCGCACTCCACAGATCATCAAAAGAAATCATTACCGGTCCGTCACGACGCCAGAGAGTGATACTATTACCCAGTTCATTAATCCCGGTGCGGCGGATATCCAGATCAATACGGGACACCACGCCGTCATCAATCATCCATTGCAGGCATTCGCGGATATACCCCCTTACCGTCTGCACCAGCTGATTGGTCAGTTTGCTGCGCTGAAGCAGCCACAGTCGGGAGCCGTAACGGTCATTCTGTACCGCAGGCCAGGTATCCCCCCACCATCCCATCGGGACGCCGGCGTTGTCATCAGGCTCCGCCCGCCGCCAGGTAAACAGGGAAATCACCACGGCGCGGGTCAGCGGATCCAGCGGTGCGCTGGCGCAGGTGCGTTTACCGTTCACCGTCAGCCACAGTTCCATCATGCCTCCATCGCTTTATCAGGTTTGTCGGTGTTACTGCCCTGACCGTTCTCTCTGTGACGATGCCCGTTATAGGCAAGCCGCATCGCTGACATGGTGGTGCCGCTGGAGTCGCACAGGTCTTTCACCTGTCCTGTCACTTCTAGGTCCATTTCAAAACGTGCTTTAGGTGAATTGCGAAACGTGATCGTTTTACCTGCACCGTCCACCACGATCCCCTCCCGGGTCAGCGTCACGGACTGCCCCTGATCGTCATAGACCGCCACCTCACCCGTCTGCAGCCCTTTCAGGCGGTAGCGCCGGTCCGACACCGTAACAACCACCGCATGAGAACGGTCGCCATCCGGAAACAACACCACCGCTTCCGCACCGCTGTTTGCCCTTGCGGTAAAACCGTAGGGTTCAAGATGTTCAACCCCGGCTTTGGGTTCACCGGCAATCAGGGACACATCCACGGTCTGACATTTCGTGGCGGCACTGATGCTTTTCACCACTGCCCGCCCAATCAGGCCGAGGAGTTGTCGCTGCATGGCTTCAATCGTCCTCATCAGAACGGGTCCTCCTGTACTCTGGCTTTTTTCTTTTTCCGCGCGCCGGGATCTTCGGGTTCAGGCAGATAAGCATCAGGCGGGCCGACACGGATTTCCGTCAGGGTGCCGTTCTGGTCCTGAGTAAACGTGACTTCCGAAACAAGCAGTTCGGTATTGTCGAAACCACAGACCGGATCAAAGACAATCACCCGCTGGTTGGGCTGCCACAGCGTACCGTTACCCTGTCGCCAGCCCTGCACCACATAGGTGGTTTCATCCGTCCGCGCCGCCCGTTGCCGGGCTTCAAAGTCAGCACGCGCAATACAGCCTGCCCCCGTAGCCTGCCCTGTCTGCCTGATATACATCGGACGGTAACGGGCAATAAATGCGTCCTCTGTGCGGGCCCGCAGCGCGGTGGTGGTGGCCTCACCGAAATCATCGTCGTTTCCGGCACGCTGCCCCGCCACCTGGTAAACAGAAAACCGCTCCCGGATACTCTTCTCCGTATCGCAGGAAAGGATGTTTTCCCCGAGTACCAGCGCGGTATGTGCCCGCGTTGAGCCAATACCGCCAATCACCAGCCTGCCGTGCGGGTCGTCGTAAGCCAGTGCCTGCTGCTGACCGAGTATTTTGTTGATTACCTCAATCACCGTTTCACCGTGATCAGGCTGAACATCAGGAATAACACCCGACGGCGCACCGCTGTTCACCACCTCAATGCCGAAAGGCGCAGCAAGCGCCTGCGCAATCTGTACCAGCGATCGTCCGTTAAACTGTGTCGGTTCGGCTGCACAGTCAATCAGGTCAGCGGTCAGACTGCGTCCGGCAATACCGGTGCTGACCGAACGGGCATCGTAACGAACGGGAGTCGCCTCCACCCAGCCGGTGATCACCAGCTCATCACCAATCAGCACTTCCACTTTTGAACCGTTTTTAATGCGCGGCTGAAGCGTGGTGATACCCTCATCTCCCGGCCACTGGCGAGTGATCTCCACACTGAAATCCCGCGCCAGCCGTTCAATACCGGCACCGATGCGCACCGATGTCCAGCCATTCCACTCCCGGCCATTTACCCGTAGCGTGACATTGTCGTTCATTGCACTGGCACCTTCAGAGGGATCACCGGCACAAAGCCGGGATGCGTAATGGCATTACGCCGGATAATGTCCGCGTCACGCGCCGCGTTATCAAACCAGGTCGCCGCCAGCACCAGCGCGGGTAAAACCTCATCCGGTGTGCGCTGAATGATCCGTGCAGACTGTTCAAGGCGCGTGTTGATATCCGCATTCAGATCTGCTTTCACCCGGCGCAGCGCCAGAAACAGCGCATCACTGGTTGTACGGGACAACTCCTTATCAATTGCCGTATTCAGTGTGTCGCGAATGTCAGTCAGTTCTTCCCACGTCGGCAGGTCAACCGTGTTTTTCACCGCCGGTACATTGTTTAGTGCCGGATGCGTGACGGAAGGCCAGCCAGTGCTCTGCGCGGGTGTTGTTGCCTGCCCCACTGCGGAATTCTGCATCACCGCGGAAATTGTTGGCGCAGGCAATCGGGTGACGGTATACGCCGCTTCGCTGATTGCGGTCGTACGAAGGGTGCTGGCAACCACGTTACGCTGCTGCGTCGCCGTGGCGGTGGTTTTACTGTCCGTTTTCCAGACGCCGCGCGGTTGCAGATCGCTGCCGAGGCTGACACCGGAAAGCGTTTTGATCATGGTGACCAGGTCGCTGGCGTTACCATAAAGGCGTTTCCCGGTACGCCACATTTTCTGCACCTGCTCAACGAAATTTTTGCCTGACGATGGCGGCGGCAGAAGTACCGAGATATCCCCCTGCAACAGCCTGGCGGCATCCGATACGGCAGAATCCACCACTTTCATCGCATCAGAAACATACCCCAGCATCATGCTGGCATTACCGATAACGTCGTTCTGCACGAAATCCGCCACACCATCGATACTGAAACCGCTGAAGCTGTCACTGATGCAGTCATCCAGTGCAGAACAGGATGACATCAGCGTCTGCGCCGTCGCCGCACCTGATGTGGGGTAAGAGAGTTCTCCCGCTTCGACAAACTTCAGGTCAAAGCGGACAATACGCCCTTCACTCTTCGATGTGCTGACCCGAACCTCTCCGTCAACACAGACTTTCAGCTCACCGTAAGTCGGATGGACAAGCGTGCCGGGACCGGGTTTATTCAGCGCGTCAATCAGACGATCGCGCTGGTCAAAGCAGTCATCTCCCACCACATAAGCCGTGATGGACGGGCGGAAAGTGATTTTCCCCAGGTCTTCAGTATAGGGTTTGTCGCGGTTCGGGTATTCGTGCGTTTCCACACGACGACCGGTTCCCGCACTTTCTTCTTCAACCTTAAACGGCACACCGCGAAATGACGCGTCCTGAAGTCTGTCTTTCCACGTCATATAAACTCCGTACATAAAAAATCCCACCGGAGTGGGACTCATTAACAGATTAATTTTTCATTACCTGCCAAAGCGCGTATAGCCAACATCATGGCTGACATCAAAACCGCTGGATCGCGTTTCCATAACCCGCATACCCGGAGGCGAATTCACAAAAGAGACCTTGATCTCACCATCAACTTTTGGCGCAGTAGCTTTATTAATCATGAAGGGATTCGGGCCTGTGGCATCGGAGGCGTTGTTTGACTGAGCCAGATCTACCGCCGGATAAGGTGTGTATCCCCGTGCCGGTATTCCCGTCCCATAAGCATCATAAGCACCCGCGCCCCACTGCGCAGAGTTAATGGCATCGACCGTGTCTCCGGAACTGTCGGTAAACCACTCAATAATTGGCTTCAGCTTGTCCCACATATCCTGAAACCACTTAACAACCGGCCCCCAGTTATTGATCACCATCCCCAGCGGCGACCAGGCAAAAACTTTCTTAAGGAGTTCCCAGCCAGCCTCAAAATAAGGACCAATGGTTTCCCAGAGCTTCTTGAAATAAGGTCCGACAACATCCCAGTTAGTGATAATTAATCCCGCAGCCAGGGCTATCGCCGTCGCAATCATGCCAATCGGCGTCATCGACATGATCCTGCTGATAATGCTGATGGCACTGCCCACGCCCATCAATCCCAGTTTCAGAATCGCAAGACCGGCAGCAAGCCCGACGACGCCGCGAATAACCCGGGGATTTTCATCCGCAAACTTCGTGAATTTTTCCCCCAACTCCCCCAGCCATTGCGTGATATTTTTAGCGTCACCAGAAAATGCGCCGCCAATAGCTGCAAGACCGTTAGTTGCGGTCCCCGTCATTGCCTCCCACAGGTTGGACAGCGTACCAAGCTGTGCCTGAACACGTTTATTCAGGCTGGCCTGTTTATGCATCTTCTGCTGGATCTGATCGTAACCATCCTTTCCTTTATCGATCAGAGCATTGACCACCTGAAGGGTTTCGGCATCATCACCAAATATTGCCTTAAGTACACCGGTTCGCTTAACGTCGGTCAGTTTTCGCAGCTTTGCCAGTTGCCTGAACATGTTATCAAGACCGCCAAAACTCCCTTTGCCATCAGTAAAATCGAGCTGTACCCCGAGTTTCTGGCGGGCCATGATTTTATTGACGTCCCTGATTTTCTTAACGCTTAATCCGGACTGGATAACTTTTCGCAGGGCATTACCTGCCGACTCCCCGTTCATCCCCATCTGATCCATCATGACACTGATGGGGGCAAGACTCTGTGCAGCCTGAAGACCGTCCTTATTCACCATCTTCAGAACAGAGCTGGTTTTAGTGAAGAATGACAGCATGTTGGTGTCGTCAACGCCCAGATAAAACGCCTTCTGAATTGTGTCGAACAGCCCCATCATGTCTTCTGAGGCCGTTCCGGTAGCATCCTGCATCTTTGCGGCAAACTCGGCAGCCGCTTCCGGTGTTTTTTTCAGTTGTACCGCAAGATAAGCTGTCGCTTTACCCACACCACCAAGAATGTTTTCTGCCGGGATCCCCTGACGCACCAGCATCTGCATCATGTTCTGGAAATCAGCCGTTGTACCGGGTAGCTGGTTACCCAGGCCAATAGCCAGTTTATTGATGTCCTGAAAGCTCTTTCCAACCTCGCCGTTCGCATCCATCATGGCGACTTTCAGCCCGGTGGCGGCGTTTTCCTGATCAGCATAAGATTTCAGGGAAAGCGTCAGACCCGCAGCCAGTCCGCCACCAAGCGCCAGCCCACCCTGTGACGCTTCTTCCGCCTGGCGTTTAAATCCCCGGATTTTCTTTTGCATTTTCGACAGCGCGGGAGAAAGCCTGTCGACACCGGTGATCAACGCCTTAAGCTCAAATTCAGCCATGTGTGCGTTTCTCCTGCTCTATCCTGTTTGCCTGACTGACCAGCAAGGGAATTTCACTGATCGGCATATTCAGCAATTCGAAGGGATTAATGCGCCAGTAGCTGGCGCAGTCAAAGAAGCGATCAGTGAGGTATTCAGCCGTCAGGCCTGGAGGAAAAAACCAGCCACAAGCCACGCCGCAGCATTCAGGTCTGCCGGAGACATCTGGTCGACAGAGTTTTGCGGCACTTTCGCCAGCCGCACAATGTATTTCGATACCACATGCGCCAGAAGTCTGACGGACTCATCCTGATTCATCTGGTAGGGATACCCCAGCTCGCGGACATCTTTCCCGGTGGGCTCATCAAACTCCAGTACGGAGAGTGTCTCGCCATGAGCGGTAATCGGTTTCTTTAACTCAAGCTCTTTCATTACTGGTAATCCCCTTCTTCACCGTGGAACTCAAGATCAACCGTGCCTTCTTCGGCATTATGGTTCGCTTCGCCGTGCAGCCAGGCAGACGACAGTACATAGACCTGACCGTTCGCCAGCTCGGCAGTGATTGTCATCTCATCAGACGAGGTGATTTTGTTCACCGGAAAATTCTTCGGCACCTTGAAGGTCCCTTTGACATAAGGCGCACGGTGAGTTTCCTTGCGGTCCACTGAACCGTCCAGGCCGATGATGTCATCATTGACCGTCCTGTTCATGGGCACCTCAATGCCGCCGGTCAGCGATAGCTGCTGACCGTCAATTTTGAAATAACAGGTTCCCCCGATACGGGCCATTATGCAGACTCCTCTGAATACTGAAGACGGAACTGATTAACCACGGCAAAGACACGCAGCTGGTTAACATAGTCAGGCGGGAACAGCGTGTTCAGGCGGTTCGGATCGCTGGCATCACGCTCCACAACCAGGTACTGCTTAAACAGTTCGTAGTTTTCCACGATCCCCGCACGCTCAAGCTGACGGTAGGTTGCCAGCAGTTCCCCTTTGATCACCGCCGGGGTGACAATCGCCTGACCGGGACCAAAGCGGGTACCGTCACTGGCAAGCTTGTGACGCCCGTACTTACTGGTAATGACGGATTTCAGTTTGCGCAGTACATACGCGCTGGTATGCAGTGTCTCACTGTCGAGGTAGCTGTTATCCGCAACCCCGTAAGCGTTTTTCCTGTACGTGGTGACATCACGCTGAATGCGCAGTACCCCGCTTTCGACATACGCCGTTGCCACGCCATGAGACAGCAGGGTCTGTTGCTCGGTCATCGTGAACCGTTTCCCCTTCGGCGCAGGCAGCATACCCACCAGCTCACCGGTCTGCGTGGGACGTGCCGGATCGTTGCGGATAAACACCGCTGCGCGGGCGGTACGGCTTGCCGCCAGCTCGTCGGCAGGCGTCTGGGTCTCTTTTTCGTACCCCGCCAGGGTAATGTGCTGCTGGTTAAACTGGTCACCTGCGGTCACCAGTTCTGACAGCGAGCCGATCTTTGCCGTATACACATGACCATACAGCTGACGCGCATAGCTCCAGCGACCGCTGGTATCGTTCATCTCGGTCACCAGCGTGTTAACGGAGGCCGTGTCGTTGAACGGCAGGCCGATATAATCAAACGGCTCATCCGCCATTGCAGCCACCGCGCTGGTGAGAACAGGAGCGCCCGTTCCGGCGGTCCCCGTCGCCACGGCAATCTGTACGCCCGCTGGCAGCACTTCGCCCCCACCAAAGCCGTAGTAATTGAGGCTGACAGGAATTTCATTCCCGCAAAGCCCCTTATGACGCGCGGTCAGTGTGACCACGCCTGCCGAAGATGAAGCCGTAAACGGCAGGGCCGGAACGGCATTGATGGCATCCTGGATACTGCTGGCAATCGTCGTGACGTTATCGCCGTTGGTCACCGGAGCCTGCACGCGGGTACGTCCCACATAGACATTCACCGTGCCGCTTTCGGTTGCTTCCCCGGTCACCGTCAGCGTAACCGTTGCCGCCGCGCCTGTGGCTTCCGGAACGGCAATCACATACAGCTCGCCAAACGGGTCGGTCTGGCGATAAGCCTCGACCATACGCGCCAGCTGACTTCCCGCACCACAAATCTGGCGTGCATAGTCTGCCGACGGCATCAGTACCAGACTGTTGGCAACAATCTCTGCACCGTTATTGGCATGACCAATCAGCAGCGATGCTCCGCTGTCCTGTGCAGTATTCGCCGCCTGGTTATCCATTTCCGCATAAAACAGCGGAACCAGCGTATTCGACGGAATGGTGTTAAAGCTTATCGTCATCGGTATTCACCTTTTTATTCACGCGCCGGATATCACCCGCTGCTTCACGGCGCAGCCAGTAGTTGTTCTCGTCAACATTTCGCCCTTCGGCGGGCAAAAGGTCGCCGCGGGCAGGGTCAGGAACTGACCGCCCTTTAACAGGTTTCACAAACATGAGGATCCTCAGGAAGGAAGGGTTATTTCGGTGTGATGTTCGATATCGCCGTCAGGCCCGTTACCGGGCTCGAGATAATCAACATCAATCGCCAGCGTTTGCAGTTCATCCAGACTGTTCAGGTCATCCTGCTGGCGGGTATCGTCTTCAGTCAGCTCGCTGATGACCGAAAAATCGAACTGATAAATCAGCTCATGACGATTCAGATCCAGCAGCGTACCGCCGTCATAGGTAATCGGGTTACCGCACGCTTCCGGGTTCCAGCCCAGCAGGGCCTTAAAGAGCATCTGTCGGACATCGTCCACCACATCATACGAGGCAAACTGACCGCGCTCATCACGCCCGTTACTCAGTATGACAACCACGGAGAAGCCCTCTTTCAGCTCCTGCCAGTAGTCGGTCTGGCTTTTGTTTTCTCCCGGAGAATCATCACCCGGTACCACATACGCCGCCGGGAGTCTCAGCTTTCCGACCTCCGGCAGATTTTTGAACTGTGCCGCACCTGCCACCCGGTTTTCAAAATACGGGCAGCGGGCACGCAGCGCAGCAATAACAGGCGTCAGTTTCATCTGTGTCGTCGCTCCGGCTTCAGTGATTTACGCAATTCCCGCGCCAGAAAATAGCGTGTCCAGCTGCGGTTCTTTTCAAGAGTTTCCACCATGAAGTTATTACGTGGAGCCAGTCGCCAGCCGCTGCCACCGGATGCACCACGATGATGACTACGACGACGTTTTGCTCCTCCCCGGACACCAAAAAACAGAAACGCCGGATAGAAGTCACCAGAGATCATCCGGTTCCCCTTCCCGTTGCGCTGGTTAGGGGCAATGCGTGTCATAAAACCGGCTCGCTTTTTACTGGCTCCCGGCACCATATAACCAATCGAACGAGCCAGGCGTCCGGTCTGATAACCGGGGTTTTCACCCGGTGCCGACCGCGCACGGCGCATCACCAGCCGACGGGCATCACGCATATGACGCTGCCCAATCGTGACAAACGCCCGCCGGACACGGGCGCGGTTAAAGCGCATCTCGGCGGGCTGCTGAACATCAACGTGAAAAAAGGGAGTCGCCATTGCTGCCTCCGTGACTCTGCCTACATTCGCCCAGCTCCGTACACTCCAGCAGCAGAAAGCGCCGCGCCCCGTTCAGATCGCGCTGACGTTTCACCCGGTACACACTGTCACCGCAGACCACCTCATAATCAGCGGTGATCCCCCGGCGGTAACGAATGGTGATGTAATGGGTGATGGCGTCCCCGGTCTGCGCGGTTTCCTGCCAGGTGGTGGCACTGGTCTGGATAACCTTCGCCCATGTCCGGAACGTAACCGGGTATTGAGGCTCCACGCCAAAGTTATCCGCGGGCATATCCACCCGCAGGCGGATCAGGACGCGTTTATTCAGTTCACCGGGGTCCGGCAGAATGTAGGTTGCGCTGGTCTGCGCCTGACGAATTTTCATTGCGGAAAGTACCTGTACGGGCCGACAAGCCAGCCAAAACTCTGCGGCATGTCGAGTTTCTCCACTTCCGTAACCGACGAGCGGTTTTCGTAAAAATGGCTGATAAGCATCAGCATCCCCAGACGAATATCATCCGGCAGGTGCAGCCCGTCCGGATCGCTGTCCGGAATGGTTTCATCCGGTGCATAGAGCTTCCGGTTCAGATACGTTTCCGTCCGCTTTTGTGCCGCACAGGCCAGCAGTTGCAGATGGCGGTCATCAGCATCGAAATCCTCATCCAGCCGGAGTTGGGCTTTAATCTCTTCCATTGTCAGAAGCATACTCAGCCCTCTTTACTGGTCGTGGCTTTTTTCTCTTTTGCCGCTTTACTGCTTTTTGCACTGATTCCGCGCTCTGCTAACCCGGCCTGAAGTGCAATCTCCTGCACCCGGGCAGGAAGTGCCCCGTCGTCATACTCACCGGCCCGAATGACCTCAACACGCATACCGTCCGGTGACCATTTCAGATCTTGTTTCAGGATCATGATTCTTCACCCGTCAGAACAGGGGGCGCGGTTCCGCGCCCCTGAGTGATTACGCCGCTGCAATCTTCAGCAGTTTGATGGCCTGCGAATCGACCAACATCCCGCCGGTGCGCTTGGTGGTATAAAAACCGACAAACGGTTTATTGGTGTACGGGTCACGCAGAATGCGGGTGCCGATACGGTCAACGATGGTGTAACCCCGTTTGAAGTTACCAAATGCAATGGCTTTCGCATCAGCGGCGATATCCGGCATCTGTTCGTTTTCAGCGATACCGTAACCCGCCAGAGAGGACGGCTGCCCCAGTTCCAGCCCCGGACGCCACAGATAGTTACCCTCGGTGTCTTTCAGCAGACGGATGGCAAACAGGCTGTTGTTGTTCATCATGAACTTCGCGCCAGTGCGGTGTGCCTTACGCAGCGTGTAAATCAGTTTGATAATGGCGTCTGCGGTCACCGCGGTCGCTTCGCCGGATACAATATGCTGAAGTTTGCCGAACGCCCGGACCTTGTCGGTTTCATCAGTGGATTCATACGCCAGGAACCCTTTCGGCTTCTTGGTGCCATCGCCTGAGGTAAAGGCAATTTCTTCCTGTTCGGCAAATTCGGTTGCCAGCTCGCTGTTGATCCAGGCCTCCACGTTGAAGAAGGCATCGTCCAGCATTTTCTGGGTAGCCTGCGGGTTGCCGTAGATTTCCCCCATGAGAGGTTCAATCAGCTCCAGTCTGGAGGTGGCAGTCTGGGCTCGCGTATCCGTTTCCCCCACCCATCCGGAAGCCGTGCCGCCCAGATTCACCAGTTTTTTGTAGTCGGAACCACCAACGGTGATCACCGTGGCTTCCTGGCGCATCACCACTTCATCTTTCAGCAGGGTGAGAATGTTGCGATCCAGTGCTTCCGGCACGGCATAGCCACCGTCTTCATCGGTGCCCACCTGTAATGCCTTGCGCTCCAGATCGCGCAGACCATCTTCACGGCCTTTACGCAGGAAGCCCACAAACGCTTCTTTATGCTCGGTGGCCAGTTTATTTTGCGCACCACCTGCCGGACGTTTCAGCTCAAGCAGCTCTTTTTCAAGATCGCTTTTGAGGTTTTCCAGCTCGCTGAGTTTCCCGTTCAGGGTTTCCACCTGCCCGGCAAGTTTGCCTTTTTCCTGCTCAATCGCATCCACGCGCTTGTCGTTCTTTGCTTTGAAGTCGTCAAACTTCTGCTGCAGCTCCTGCGCGACCTGTTCGACATCTTTAATATCAACCGCCATCGTATTTCTCCTGATTAGAAGTTCAGATTTTTCAGTGCATTCAGTGCAGAGCCCACATCCTCAGCGTCGCGCAGGGACAGTGCGCCATAGCCCCCGGCCATGAATGCTTTGGCCTGGGTACGGGAGAGTCCGACATCACGCAGGACTCTTTCGATTTTTTTCTGTTCGGGGATTTCCCCGCGGGCCAGTGCGTTCTTGACGTCGCTGATCCGCGCCTCGTCGTTAGACGGGAACGTCACCAGGCTGACTTCCCAGAGGTCGATTTCTTTCAGCAGAAAGGCTTCTTTGCTCCGGTCGTATTCCCAGTCTTTCAGGACGTACCCAATAGAAAGGCCGGTTAACGAACCGGCCTTCATGTGTGCATGTGCGCGTTTTGCGAGGGGATCATCATCAATAAGCAACCGTCCCCTGACGTAAAGCCCGACATCGTCTTCCTTCATTTCGGTGTAAACACCGATGGGTTCATCCATGCGGTGCTGCCAGAGCAGCGCAGGTAACGCTTTTCTGTCACTCCACGCCCGCAGGGAAGCAGCAAATGCCCCGGACATCACCACATCATCGTGGCTGTCCTTTACACCAAAGACGGAGCCATACCCTTCAAACTCACCGGAGTCACTGACAGATTTCAGACTCAGCGGTACATCAAGACGTTGTTTCGTCTGCATTGGCGTTATCCTTCTGCTTACCGGCTTTACTGCCATCGGAGGGTTTCGTGGTCATGTTCATCGGTGTGAGATAGACATCACCACCGGGACGCGGATTCATATCTTCCAGGTCGCGGCAGTCATTGGGAGAGTAAATTCCCCAGTTGATCCCGGTGGCGTAGGCTTCAAAACGGGACTTCATATCCCCGCGCAGTAACGCCCCGGCGTTAAATTTGGCGTAATAAACGCCCTGCTTACTTTTTCGTACCAGTCCGGTGTTGATCCGCTGTTCGATGCGGGTCAGATACGGCACCAGTGAATAGTTGATAAATCCCAGCCCCAGCTCTTCGATATTGTTGAAGGTGGCGCGATCGGTGTTCTGCACCATGTGCAACGGCACCCGGAACAGACGACAGATTTCTTCAAGCTGAAACTTGCGGGTTTCCAGGAACTGGCTGTCCTCGGCGTTCAGCGCCATCGACTTCCAGTCCAGCCCCATCTCAAGGATCATCGGGCGGTGAGCATTGCCAAGCCCGGTGTGACGCTCCTCAAAATCTTTCTTCAGGCGCTCATAAGCCTGATCTGACAGCGTCTGCTCTGTACGCAACACACCCGACGTCACCGCGCCATTGCTGAACAGTCTGGCCCCGTGCTCTTCGGTCGCTGCCGCCAGCGATATTGCCTCGCGGGCATAGGCGATGGGATTCAGCCCCACCAGTCCGTCCAGCGTCAGCGTGCGCACATGCCAGATATCCTCCTGGCTCAGTACATCCGTGGAGCCATCCGGGAATGTGACCTGATAGACCGGCTCCCAGCTACTGTTAAGCTTCGGTACCACACAGCCGGGATCGACGGGCAGCAGTTCAGCCACTTCGCCAAATGCTTTCACTTTGTAGGCGTAAAAGTTTCCCCGCAGGCACAGACAGGTGACCACCAGCTCCCAGAACTCCTGCGGCGTCATATAGCCATTGGGATGCGTGGAGATCAGCTTATGCAGACGTTCGCCAGTGGCTCTCTGCTTCAGGCTGCCGTTCAGGTGATACAGGTTGCAGGGCAACATCCCGACCGACTCCGCCAGCACCCTGACGCAGGAAAAAACCGCCGTCAGTCGCATGGCCCTCTGGCTGCTGATCTGCTTTCCGGTATAGGTGTCGTATGACAGCCCGATAGCATCCGCCAGCTCTGCTGGCGTGGTCACCGGTGCGTCACTTTTTCGTTGAAATAATCCCGAAAAGAACACTATTTACCTCCACCAACAGACATCTGTGTACGGTCGAGATATCGCGCCACCAGCCACGACCAGAACAGGCACAACGCCCCGGCAACAACAAACCCCGCAGGGGGATAAATCAGCCAGGCACCATACGCCAGCAAAAGCACCCCCAGCACGCCCACCAGAGGCGCGAGAATCAGCATGATCATAATTACCTCAGTTAAAGCGAGCGGATCCCGTAGGACTCAATGTGATCAGACAGCGTGTCTTCTTTCTCGTACAGCATGGCTCTGCCAACCGCCATAATCAGCGCAACTGCACCGTCAATTTTGTTTTCCGCCTGCTCTTTGACGGGTTTCACCACATCATCGTTACCCGGCATGTTTTTGCCGACCACGTTGCCGATACACCAGGTCATGATGGGATTGCCGTCATGATGAAAACGTCCCGATTCAATCGCTGCTTCCAGCTCTTTCATCGGATCGGACATATTGGTGAAGTTCTGGAAGATAGTGACGGGATTCAGGTCTTCATCAGCAAGGTCATGTGACAGCCCGGTCGCCCCGAAGGGGTCGATGGGTGACTCGCTGACCGGGCTGATTTTGTTCGCCGCTTTGGCCTCTTCGAGGATGTAGCGATAATCCACCTCTGCACCATCGGTAACGGTCAGGACGCCCATTTCCACCCATTTCTGAAAGCGTTCGGCTGTCCGGCGATCTTCATTTTTCTCGACGCTGTACACCGTGTCATACGGTACCCAGAAACGCGGGGCCACACTGTAGTAATGCGTTTTACCGTCAATCTCGCGGGTATAAAGTCGCGCCATGCTGTTCATATCCAGTTTACGCGCCAGGTCAAAGGCCAGAATGCACGGCTGCCCCTCGAATTGCTCAAGAGTCAGTGATTTATCCTCGCAGCTCTGCCAGCTCACCAGGTTGAAATACGCCGAACGCGCCGACACCCAGATATTGAGGTGTTTTGTTTTAAAGACGTTTGCCAGACGGGCGTTATTTTTCGCACGCTGCTGCTGACTTAACAAAAATTCGCGATAAACCGACACGCCAATATTTGGATTGGCTTTTTCCAGCACCTGCGGGTCGGTCCAGTCGTCACCTTCATCAACGGTATAGATGATCCCGAACAGTTCATCGTTGGGCACCGAGCCGTTGAGCATCTCGATGACTTCCCGCCGCTTGTCGTAGCACGGCCCCTCAATGTTGTACCCGGCAGTAGTAATGGCCCACATCAGTGGCTGACGTCGCGCCCCCATCCCGGTAAGCATCGTGGTGTAAAGCGCATCGGTGGCGTGCTCGTGATATTCATCCACCACCGCACAGTGGGGTGATGATCCATCACCGGGGTTACCGATCAGCGGTTCAAACCGCGCGCCATCCTCCGGACGGTTCATGTTTGAGGCGTTAACCTCAATCCCGAACGCTTCCGTCAGCATGGGTGTGCGTTTACACATCAGTCGCGCCGGGCGAAAGACTTCCCACGCCTGTTTCTCTGTCGTGGCACCGGAATACACTTCCGCGCCAAACTCGTTATCACAGGCAAAACAATACAGGGCGACACCGGCAGAGATTGCCGATTTGCCGTTCTTACGGGGGATTTCGGTATACACCTCACGGAAGCGGCGCAGCCGGGAGCCTTTATTGACCCAGCCAAACGCGCAGCAGATCACAAAGAGCTGCCACGGCTCCAGCGTGATGGGCATCCTCTTGAATGCCCACTCACCCTTGGTGTGCGGCAACAGCTGAATAAATTTGGCGGCCCGTTCAGCCAGGTCCTTGTCGAAGCGGTAACGAAACGACTTACTTTTTTCCGCCATCAGGTCATCAAGATGGCGCTGGCAGGCCTGAATCACAAACTGGCAGGCCACAATCTTTCCGCGAACGACATCCCGGGCATACTGATTGGCAGCATTTACGTTGGGGTAAGATTTCCGGCTCATGATTCGATGATTTTCAGAAACGGGTTAGTAGCTTTCTTCTGCCCCGCCAGGCCAATCAGACGCTGGCGGCTGCTGGGGTCGAGTCCGAGCATTGCCCCCGTGCTGCTCATCTCGGACTCCTGTTCTTTTTTGGCGGTCAGCTCCGGGTTTTTGACCATACCGCCCATTGCACCGGTGATGGTGTTGCCCTGGCTGGCAATATTTTTCACGGCACGTCGCCAGAACTCATAGGCCACGCACCACCGCTCAAGCACCGCGAGGTCAGTCACGCACAGCAGGCCCTGACCGCAGAGTTCTTTAGTTGTCAGTTGCCACATGATCGTAGCGAGAGGGAGATCTTCTTCAGCGAACCACTCCGGTGGCTCAACACCTTTGATGGGCGTAAAAACAGGTTCATCTTTGTTCAGGGCTCGCTTGCCGGGGTTTCCGGACAGCGCCTTGCGCGCCGTTGGCTTGGGGCGACGCCCGGAACGCCCCGCCGTTCCAGCCATATGCGGCACTCCTGGTTAAATTTCATTTTTCGCGGGTATAAAAAAACGATGGGGCGGGCAGTCCGGAAGACGTCAGGTCACAGAGATTTGACCCGCCCCTCCCCTCAGACAGTTGAGAGTTATTATCACTTAAGCCGTTCACGGGCCGTCTTCGCCTTATGACACGGCCAGCACAGACTCTGCAGATTACTGTCGGCATCAGTGCCGCCATGCGCTTTAGGGATGATGTGGTCAACAGTTTTCGCCTCACGCACCACACCAGAACGCAGACATAACTGACACAGGCCTTTGTCACGCTTCAACACACGCACGCGGATAACATCCCACTTCGAACCATAACCGCGCTGATGACGGGATTGTCCTGGCTTGTATTGCTTCCAGCCTTCGCTTTTGTGGCTTTCACAATAGCCTGACGGGTCTGTGGTGGTATGGCGGCAGCCACGAACACGGCAGGCTTTTGGGATTCGTGATGGCATATGTACTCCAATGAAGAAGCCACCGACATAGCCTCCTCCATTCATCGTGAAACTATTTTCATCTACCCAGTAATGAATTCTTTGTAGAGTTGTGATCAATACAACTCACTAATGGAGAGGCTTGTCCAACACGTTGGACAAGTTTCCTGTTTGATTTACTGGACACTATAGAAGGACAGAATGCCTTCATCACTCGAATAACATCAATTAAGGAGGTTCAACATGTTTCATTCCACAAATCATCAGGCTGTAATTATGGCTGCATCAGCTTGTACCACAGACCTTTTCCGCTTCACTTTGAGCCTGATTCATTTCTACCTGACCGGCTCGCCTCTATCTTTTTAATCCCCGCTTTATCCAAATTGCATTGCCAGAATGCCGACAACAGACTGACATTCAAATCCTGACTACCTCCAATAGTCTGACCGTACACCTATATAGTTTTAATTTTCATCAATCCATTTAACTATCGTTTAATTGTTGTCACATAGGATTCTGCCGTTTTTAACAATGCAGGATAATAAGATGAAAAAAATGTTGTTTTCTGCCGCTCTGGCAATGCTTATTACAGGATGTGCTCAACAGACGTTTACTGTTGGAAACAAACCGACAGCAGTAACACCAAAGGAAACCATCACCCATCATTTCTTCGTTTCGGGAATTGGACAGGAGAAAACTGTTGATGCAGCCAAAATTTGTGGCGGCGCAGAAAATGTGGTTAAAACAGAAACCCAGCAAACATTCGTAAATGGATTGCTCGGTTTTATTACTTTAGGCATTTATACTCCGCTGGAAGCGCGGGTGTATTGCTCACAATAATTGCATGAGTTGCCTATCGATATGGGCAGCGCTATCTGCACTGCTCATTAATATACTTCTGGGTTCCTTCCAGTTGTTTTTGCATAGTGATCAGCCTCTCTCTGAGGGTGAAATAATCCCGTTCAGCGGTGTCTGCCAATCGGGGGGAGGCTGCATTATCCACGCCGGAGGCGGTGGTGGCTTCACGCACTGACTGACAGACTGCTTTGATGTGCAACCGACGACGACCAGCGGCAACATCATCACGCAGAGCATCATTTTCAGCTTTCGCATCAGCTAACTCCTTCGTGTATTTTGCATCGAGCGCAGCAACATCACGCTGACGCATCTGCATGTCAGTAATTGTCGAGTTCGCCAGCTTCAGTTCTCTGGCATTTTTGTCGCGCTGGGCTTTGTAGGTAATGGCGTTATCGCGGTAATGATTAACAGCCCATGACAAGCAAACGATGATGCAGATAACCAGAGCGGAAATAATCGCGGTTACTCTGCTCATACCTCAATCTCTCTGACCGTTCCGCCTGCTTCTTTGAATTTTGCAATCAGGCTGTCAGCCTTATGCTCGAACTGACCATAACCAGCGCCCGGCAGTGAAGCCCAGATATTGCTGCAACGGTCAATTGCCTGACGAATATCACCGCGATCAATCATCGGTAAAGCGCCACGCTCCTTAATCTGCTGCAATGCCACAGCATCCTGGCTTTTCGGAGAGAAGTCTTTCAGAGCAAGCTGCTTACGGTAAGCATCCCACCAACGGGAAAGAAGCTGGTAGCGCCCGGCTGCTGTTGATTTGAGTTTTGGGTTTAGCGTGACAAGTTTGCGAGGATGATCGGAGTAATCAGTAAATAGCTCTCCGCCTACAATGACGTCATAACCATGATTTCTGGTTTTCTGCCGTCCGTTATCCGTTCCTTCTGACCATGCCACCATATCGAGGAAAGCCTTACGCTGAGGATTAAGATTTTGCATTTTTCACCCCTGTCAGTCGTTCCCAGAAGTACGTCAGTGCAACCGAACCCATCGCACCACTAATCCCCGCTGTCGCGAGAATCATGTAAATACTGAATCCACTTTCGATGCTGATCAGGCCACCAATAACACCGGTGAATCCTGATACCACTATCTGAGCCAGAGCATTTATCCAACTCCACGTTGCTTTACTCTGCTTCACATCTATCAGGTAGCGGACCAGACCGCCCCAACCTGCGATGATCAGCAAAACGAGCCAGAACGCTCCGGCAAGGCTCTCTTTTTCGTGCATATGAATAGCCAATGTTTCGCCGCCGACAAAAGGCCGGGACGTTAAATGTCAGAAATCAGACTCACGGGGTAATTTAACGACAAAGCACGGAGTTGATGCTCCCCGCAAGCCTGGAATAAAAAAGCCAGCATGTAGCTGGCAACAGAGGGTTAAGCAATATCAACTCAACAGCTGAAGACACCCTGGCTGGGGTACGTTGGAAGGATACTCACCGCCCAGAAACAGAAAAGCCCAAGGCTTTAAACCTCGAGCTTGAATTTGGATTACTGCCAGTGCGTACAACATTGGCAAAATATCAGATTTATATGAAATATATGCTTTTTAATCCAGTTTTGCAATATTTTGCTGTGAAAATGTCGCCTTTTGTTTTGAACGTGTTCTCGTTAGAAGCAATAAAGCTTCGCTATCAAGCTGTAGAAAAATGTGCTTCATTGCAACCCAGCGTTCAGTGAATGTCTCAGACCAGTTTTTTGATGTCACTCCCACCAGTGACGCCAGTTCCTGGTATTCATAAGCCTCACGCCCTACCAGTTCGCTCTTCACATCCTGTGCCGCCAGCCAGATCAACTTCTTCAGGCGTTCCAGTGTTTTACCTGCAATTTTTCTGGTACCCAACAGAGTCTTAAACTCGCTCCATGCCCACTGCGTTATGGTGACCTGATGTTCCCAGCGAACACTTTCGCTGTAACTCCACAGCAACCACGCTTTCTGATGTTCTTCGAGAGACAGAACCGCGCGGCGCCATGAAGATGTTGAGAACTCAACCTGGCTGACCAGTGCAATGGATGAACCTTTTGCGTACGACTGCTTACCGGAAATCGGCGGATTATCCAGCGTAATCATCTTGCCCGTTACCTCATCCAGAATGCGCGGCTTCTTTCGTTTATATTTACCAGTATCAAATTGTGCATGCTCCAGCCAGGCTTCAAGCTGGCCTTTCGTTGCTCCGCTCAAATCAGCAGTAGCCACAATGAGTTGCTCGCGGACATACTGTAAATATTGGGTATTCATGCGGCAGCTCCTTTCAGTGTTTTGGCGTAATTCTTCAGTATCCGGTAATCGGTCAAAACAGAACCGGGGAAACGATATAAGCGCAGGCGTATCCAGCGGTGGCGAAGACGTTCTGCCATATAAGACTCAAACATCATTCATTCCCCAGTTCGGTGATGGTCAGCTCCAGCTTCCCACCTTTGGTAACGGGCATCTTCACAACACGGTAATCAACGACCTGAACATCATCCAGCCAGAAACCTGCTTTGGTGAGTGCGTCAAAAGCGGCTTTTTGCAGATTATCCAGGTCACGGCGACGGCGATCCGGCATGTGGCACTCAATGCGGATTTTCACAGGGATAGCCAGGCCGATATCCAGCATTGCGTTTTTAATGATTCTGGCGACGTTATCGCGGTATGCCTGCCCCTCTGCGCTGACGTGCGTGCGCCCGCGATTATGGCGGTAATAGCGATTATTGCTCGGAGGCCAGGGTAATGTGATGCTGTAGGTATTCACGCCTTAATAACCCCCTCTTTCAGCCACATAACCTGTGTTCTCGCCATACCTTCCAGCGCGCATTCTTTTGCATATCCAGCGTCAACAAAATGCGTGCGACGGTCGATCTCATCGTGACAGGCAGAACATGCAATGGTGGCAATCAGGTCTGGCGGTTTGGTACCGGTGCCGCACAATCCAGCCAGCCGGATATGTGCCAGTACTGACGTTTCAGGATTGCCATTACATACGCCAGGGATTCTTACCTGGCATTCCCGACCACGCGCTGCTTTTCTCAAATCAGCCATGATTCCTCCTTGCTGCCAGTCGCAACCATTTTTTATCAACCAGGCTGGCGGTATATCCGAGCAGTGTTGGTATTTCGGATGGTTTCAGCTCAGGCTTACGCTTACGACGATTTGGTACTCTGTAGATGTGTCCGTTCATGACACGAATAAGCGGTGTAGCCATTACGCCTCCTGCTTGTCGCGCAGTAGCTGGAATTCGCAGCTCTGTGGAATAGTCAGGTGGCAACCAATATTCATCGCCCAGGCTTCAACCTTACACAGGAAGACATACATCTCTCCGGTATCGAGATCGGAGGTATGACGTAATGACTGAATGGTGGTGATTTCACCGGTTACGACATCAACCAGTTCTTTGGTTTCATAACCGAGATAAGTGTGTTTGAGAGCATCTTTTACCCAAGCTGGAGTGGCGAACGTTTTACCCCTGCTGATGAGGTATTCACTGATTTCGCTGTACCACATGTGGCTGAGTGCATTCTGGGAAAGACTGCGTCTCTCGCGCCACGGTTTAAGCACCATGCGAAAGCATTTGCCGTCCTCCAGATAAGGCTGGATCTGCCGACCGATAGCGGTGAAGTTACCGCGATGCAATTTGATACCATCTTGTGGGAGGTTCACGCTTCACCTCCGCAGAGATCAAACGCTGGATGCAAAATATCGCAGGTGCATTTCTGCATCTGTGAATGGAGAAGAGAGGTTGGATTGTATGTGCGCATAAACGTCCCCGTTTAGCGCAGAAGTCACCGGAGTTGTTCAGGCTCCGATGACATGATTATGGCGGGTTGATAACGAAAAATCAAAACTACTTTTTGGTGTTCTGTTCGGCCATTTCGATGTAGCGCGGATCAGATGCGCTGGCTATTCTCTGGCGACCCGTTCCGCTATCATCGGCATGTTCAAACATTTTGTAAGCGTCACCGGAGGTGGTGAGATCAACGTTACATTACTATATTTATAATAAGCCTCAATTCAAACATTGAGGCTTATTATAATGAAAAAATTACGGCACAAATGAATCTATAGCATCAAGCAACTCATTCACATTCGTATAACACCCAAGAAGAAATGGTCTATTAGAATGAGGAGGAGCTGCATTTAAACTTTGTTTATTTAGTGCCTTCGCTCTTTGTCTGGCATAAGGAATACCAAGTCTAATTTTCTTATACAACGTAGCATCGGCTTTATTATAATCCTTTATACCCACTGATAGTAAATCTTTTTTCAAAGTAGAGTTTTTCTTTAGATCATCAAAACTTGAGTAAGGTGTATTCTTAAATGCAAAGTGTTGTAAAATCCACAATTCAAAACAAACATTTGACAACGCAATATTAATATTGTTTGCATGGGCTAAATCCCATGCTTCATGGTGTAATGTGTGTGGGTATTTTGTGACAGCCTCTCTATCATATACAACCCAAAATTCATCATCATCCGATGTATCACCACTTTCCTTGTGTTTAATTGCAGCCTTTACTAAGGCTATTGGTGTGTTATATTTTATATCAGGGATATGTATAACTTTTGCTTTCTCACTAGCAAATTCATCGATATAACCCTGCAAGTACATAGGTTCTGTTTTAGACCCTTCGCAAAAAATATGCATTCGTTTCTCTAATTTTCTCACGTTTTTTGCCATGATCTATCACCTTAAATCTTCTGGAATATCATCGATGTTACCAAATACTGTTAAATCAGTATCTTCAGGTTCACCACCTGTTACCCCAATGATAAAATCCTTTATTTTCATATAGTTAATTGATGGGACGCCACCAAAACGCCCTTCATCATACCACTTGTTAAAAGGTGAATTAGCCTTAACCTTTTCTTTATCAAACTCATCTAAACTATAAACTTCGGTTACACCTTTTTTCTTTTCAGTAAACCAAATCTGATCTCTTCTCATATTTTCTGATTTCATCAGCTCAATGTTATGAGTTGTAAATATGAGCTGAGAGCCTACTTTATTAACCTCACTATCGTTAAACAGTCTGATTAAAAGTGCAGCCAAATGTGGATGCATGCTGTGGTCTATTTCATCGATAATTAACACTCGATTTATTAAAAGACCAGAAATTAGGGCAGGTGTTAATTCAAATAACCTACGGGTTCCTGCTGACTCATTTTCAATATCTATATCAGCACATTCTCCACCCTCCATGTCATGCTCAAATTTAAAGCTAAATCGATTTTCAGCCAAAATTCTTCGTTTCATATCTTCCGGCATTTCATCAGGTAGCTTAATATCTAGTTCTTTATTTTCGACAATCCTTAGTTGGTTTATACCCGTATCAACCAATGATAAGAAGTTACCGGAAAAACGAATAAGCATGTCTCTAAATTTCTCATCCTCAAGATGAAGAGCATTAAAACTTGATTCCATTCCAATAGGACAAATTAACTGCGAAAAGTACTCATATACTTCCTTAGCAATCTCTGGAGCCTCAGCGACAGTGCCGATCTTTGATAGATAAGAGTTATTTTTAGAAAATGGAATTTTCTTTACTCCACCTTTGAATTGCGCCCCAAATTTAATATTCTCCCAACCATTATTCACACGATAGAACAAATTCGATGGCTGCTTGGAGTAATAACAATCTAAACTCTCCAATATAATTTCTTTTTGAAGATAATGTATTTTATATTTAAATTTCAAATCATTGATCACAAAGTCAATTTCAAACTTTACTGGCTTTGAGATTGTTTTTTGACAAAGAGAATATGGTTCATAACAAGGGATATCCTCGCCATCTTTCAACGAAAAGCTATCCTCAACAAGATAATTTAATGCAGAAAACACCTTTAGAAGGTTTGACTTCCCTGAAGCATTAGGACCATAAATTCCAACGGTACGTACAACCCGCTCATTGCTTTTGGGAAGAACAAGCAAATTATCGCTTAAGTGGTTACTTGTTGAACTACGCAGATCAAAGTTAACCTCTTCTTTGATCGACCTAAAATTCTCAACTTTTAAGGAAATTATCATAAAACGATCCTCTAAAACGTACTTTTACAGTAAAAAAATGACAAAAAATGCCTAATCACGAGATTGTAATCTATAATAATATACTTTTATACAACTATTTCTTGGTTTTGTACCCTTATAAGCACAAGAAGAATGCAATCATCATATTGAGTTACTACAAGAGCTGGACTGCCCCCTTCCGGAAGACGATCTTGCCCGATAGTTTCTTCCCTCCACTCCCACGGGTCTACGCCAGTTGGGCATCCTGAAAACTCCCGACAATCTCGATGGTTTCCAGCGCTGCTATGGGGTCGTTCATGATAATTATATTAAGTTTGACCAAAAACTGACTTCACCTTCAGAAGGAGCGCAGTTAATCAAATCGATAATTTCTTCAGGTGTCTCTTTAACGTCGATATACTCGCCAGAGGATATTTCAGAGTTGTAATACCATGCAGAGTCATGATAACGATATGCCCTACGGCAACAAACACAGGCTCGAAGACTGTTTCAGGTTCCCAGCCATATTTCCCCTGACGCTCAATCGTCGCTTGCTGGCTCAATTTGATGATTTTCATGTCTTAGCTCTCCCATATACCGCCAATACCCGTTTCATCGCGGCACTCTGGCGACACTCCTTAAAAATCAGATTCGTGCTCACCTTTCCTTCCCGTTCTTCTCTGGTAGCGAACCGGTAATACACCGTTCGCCAGACCTTACCATCAACGACCAGGATTCCTGCCCGCGCCATTTTAGCCGCAGCCTGATTTATGCTGGTTACGGTTGCGCCTGTTACCGCGGCAACGTCCTGCGCACAGAAGTTCTTATGAGTCCCCAGGTAATGAATAATTGCCTCTTTGCCCGTCATACACTTACTCCTTTCAGCCCAAACTTAGCTTTGATTTCTGCGATCTTCGCCAGAGCCTGTGCACGATTTAGAGGTCTACCGCCCATGACAGGAAGTTGTTTTACTGGTTCAGGTATAGCCTCACCACGGTTAATTCGTGCGGCCATACAGGACAGTTCATCGGCAGCCTTGCGCCGTAATTCCGCGTCAGTCAACGCATTGGCCCGCATGTTCTGATACAGGTTGGTAACCAGCCAGTAGTGCGCGTTTGATTTCCACGGATAAGACTCTGCATCCGGATACAGGCCACGCTTCCGGCAATACTCGTAAACCATATCAACCAGCTCGCTGACGTTTGGCAGCCCGGCGTTAACAGATGCTTCTTCCCGGCACCAGGCGACAAACTGCCCGGGTGATGGCAGGAATGGTCGATTCTGCCGACGGGCTACGCGCATTCCAGCGTTAACCTGTTCCATTGTGGTGATCCCGTTTTCCCGGAAAGCCAGAACCCACTGGCGGCGGATTTCGTTCAGTTCATTCTGGTCACGGTTAGCCAGGCTCGCCGGGAAAGTTGCCAGTAACTGGCTGAACACACCGTTGATGATCTGCGCTACCTGCTGTACCTGCGGCTTTTCGTCGTACTGTTCCGGCATATTGTTGGCGATCCGGCGCATCTGCTCACGGTCAAAGTTAACCATCTGTGCGGCGATGTTTTTCATAAATCCACCCCGTAAATCCAGTCAGTGTTCGTCAGGTCGAGTTTTGGTTTGCCGGCTGTCACGCCAGCCTGTTGCTTGTTTCGGTTGATTTCGAGCTGGGTCCACTTGTCGCGGAGTTTGGCCGGACTCAGCACGTTACCGGACCAGAAGTTGTCCTGGCATGCCCAGCGGAACAGCACGCACATGTCGCGGTGGTTACGTCCGTCACGTTCACGCATCAGGCGGATATCGTTAGCCCACCCTGCAAAATTCGGTTTTCTGGCTGATGGCGCGATGGTCTTCACCATGTCAAACATCCACTCTGCGGCGGTCAGGTCTTCTGCTGTCCCCCACTTGCTGCCACTCTGAATTGCAGCATCCGGTTTCACCACAGGAAGGTCGTTTTCTGGCTGGTCAGAGGATTCGCCAGAATTCTCGGACGAAAAAGGTTTTATATTGTCTTTTGTTAGTTTGTCTTTTGTGTTTACCTGATTCGGGTAAACGCCTTTACCTGTTTTGGGTAAACTTTTCTTACCTGATTCAGGTAAATTTACCTCTTTCAGGTAAACTTTATTTTTCTTACCTGATTCGGGTAATGTTGACCATTCACTGACCACATTATTAATGCCGATATTCCGCCCGCTCTGAATAAGAATCCCACGCTTTACCAGAACGCTTTTTGCAGCAGAACACTTGTGCGGCAATATCCCGGTCAATTCGGAAAGTTGCTCGTTGCTCACCCAATCCAGTTTTTTATTAAAGCCATATGTTTTGCGCATGACAGCCAGGAAGACCAGAAGCTGGTGCTGTGTTAATCCGGCCAGCATCACAGCTTCCAGCAACTCATTTGCAATGCGCGTATAACCATCATCGAGATCTGCCACGCGCGGCTCCTTTTGTGCCGCATCCGGCACTGGAAAATTGAATATCTCAGCAGTGTTTGCCATAATTCCTCCCGCAATGAGTGTGTTACGATTTGCACCTGAAAGTCGGTTCTGTTCCAGCAGACCGGCTTTCGCCATTTCTGAACCTGTCATATCGCCCCCAGCATGGTAGTAACCATCGCCATCAATGGACCAGCCAGATCCGGGTCCACACGAAACATCGACACAATACCTTCACTAATTTCCTTCAGTTTCTGGTGGCGTGGTGCGTTGAGAATGACCGCCTGCTTTGCCTCACAGAGTTCCTTTTCCATTTCAGCCAGCCGAGCCATGAAGCTATCCTGCTCAACCAGGTGGCCGCGATATTCCAGCGGTAGTACCGCCAGAATTGCCGGGGTCAGTTCACGCACGTTATTTCGGTATTTTTCAGAATCGAATTTGTTATCGAGGAAGCGGAACAGCTTCTGGCGTGCACGGCTGACATCATCAGGGAAATCGATGGTGCCGCCGCCCTGCTCCCGATACTCATTCACAATGAGTGCGGCAACAACATCCTGATTATCTGCAGCCGACCAGGCGCGAACGGCATCACGGATTTTTTCGTGGCCTGGCGCCTGTTTTGTTTGAGAACGATTTATCACCGCCGTCGGGCTAAATCCGCTAGTCTGTTGGTATGTAAGTGATTGCATAGTCATTGCCTTATCAGTTAACGCCGCAGTTTAGGCGGCAGAATTACTCGCGTTAAACAATGGTGCGAGGTCGGGACGAATATCTGCTGGTTTAATCTTTCCACCAGTGGCTGAGACAATTTTCATTACATAGCGGGCATCAATTCCGCCACCGTGTAGCCAACGCCAAACAGTGGGTTGGGCTACACCGCATAGATCTGCCAGTCGTTTTTGACTACCTGTAATACTAATTGCGAGTTGAATGGTTTGATTTGTCATTATCAATTCCTATTGGTATTGCAATGAATAGATAATAGCAATGCGTATTAACTCAATCAATAGCAAAACGTGTTTTGACCATCAATACGCAAGCGTATAAATTAAAACTTATGAAAAAAGAAACTCTTGCTGATCGCTTAAACCTAGCGATGGAACAATCTGGAATGTCTCAAGGCGCTCTTGCAAAGGCGTCTGGCGTAGCTCAACCCACAATCTGGAGACTGACAAGCGGCAACGCGCGTGGCTCAACAAAAATTGTTGAAATAGCTAATGCATTGGGTGTTCGAACAGAGTGGCTCTCATCAGGCATAGGCCCGATGAGAAATGACGGTCAACAATCAGGAAAGCCTGCTGTCAACCATTCCAAATACTTCAAGATTGACGTTCTTGATATAGAAGTGAGTGCCGGGCCGGGAGTCATCAACCGTGAGTTTGTAGAAGTTCTACGCTCGGTTGAGTACTCGTTTGACGATGCTCGTCACATGTTCGATGGTAGGAAGGCAGAAAATATCCGCATCATTAACGTGCGTGGTGACAGCATGTCAGGAACGATCGAACCAGGTGATCTGCTGTTCGTTGATATCACGGTTAAATCTTTCGACGGTGATGGTATCTATGCGTTTCTGTACGACGACACAGCCCATGTAAAGCGCCTGCAAATGATGAAGGATAAGCTGCTGGTTATCTCTGATAACAAGAGCTACTCACCGTGGGACCCGATCGAGAAAGACGAGATGAACCGGGTGTTTATCTTCGGGAAAGTTATTGGGAGCATGCCGCAGACGTACAGGAAGCATGGGTAAAAATGGAATTTATGAAACTTTAAATTAATCAAATATTGAGTTTATATGATGCAACATAATATTCATAGTGATTATTTCAAGTGGTGGTGTGGAACGGTAATCATTGGAGCAATCCCTATCTTTATTAGATTTATTGCTTATTTCATCACTAATAAAAATATAGAGATGATCAATATAACTGAGTTGATATGTTTTGGCTTTGCCATACAAATATCCAGCATCTATTACGGAATGGGCCAACCTAGTAAGCAAACTGAAAACAATATTATTTTAAATACTACTATATCGATTGTTTTCATTGTGATTTTTTCTATAATTTACATTATTGTCATGCTGGCTGATAACATCCTTAACATGAATACGACTCGCATATTAGTCGCTATTACTTGTGGTATATCCTTATACATTGGACAAAATTCGGTCAGGTGTGCTATTATCAATAACAAATTAGCAGCGCAGGAGTAAATTATGGAGTTCTTAATTACTATTTTATCCATAATAGCTGTTGTGATACCTGCTGTATTGGCATGGTTTTCAAGAAAAAACCTCAAAAATGCACAGGAAACTTTAATTCACATAGAAAGGATCAGAAAATCAAACAGCGATGACTTTGAAAGAAAGAAAGAACAACTTAAATATCACTAATGGAATTGGTATGCAGTTAAAAAATATCATTTATATTGATTATGAGAAGGTCTACTCTTTAAGCTCTCAATTATTTGAGGGCGTAATTCAATCCGCGATGGAGCATAAAGAGTCTACTCTTTCAAATATAGATGCAGTCGAAATTAAGACAAAAAGTAGTTCAAGTAAAACGAGTGACACAAAAAAATTATCAACAGTGTTAAACCCTCATGATTACCATTATCTGAAATTTGAAAACGAACTTAGCAATAGAGGAATTCTATCTAACATAACTTCCCCGATCGACTCGAACAAAATTAAGGCTAATTGCTTTGTTAAAATCACCTGCCCTATTCAATTTAATGACTATAGTAAATTAAAAAATACCGCGAAGGATTTTTGTAAAATTCACTATGCTATTAATTTCGTTCATCGAAATGGTGAATTAGAAAACCTAGAATCGATGCTGAAATCGATAAAACCCAAATCCAATGAATTTAATATTATCAAGGCAAGACAAGCACAAATCAAAAGTGAGCTTGATAATTTAACTTCTCCAAATAAGAAAAAGTTTCTTGAGCATCTGTCTTCTGTTTTAGATTACGCATATGGTGACGAAATAGAAATATCACAAAAAATGCAAGATATTAAATTCACCTCATTCTTAATCAGAGATTTTCTTAAAATCAGCCCAGAAATGTTTGTAAAGTTATATTCTCGTCGAACGACCTCTGCATTCACTGTCGTAGGGATGATAACGCGTACATCAACGTCTGAAGGCGATCAGGAATCAGAGGCTCGTGAACTAAGCGGCATTCGCAGTGCGGTCTGGAATATGAATGACAGCCTTTTTGATCTGGAGTCAACATTTTGTGCCCCTGACTCTGATGAATATTTCATTGAGCCTATTGCTGTTTACAATGAGCTATAAAAACAACCCGGCCACTGCGCCGGGTTTTCTTTTGCCCTCCCCTCATCACACAAACCGTTCGAAAAACCACCACAACCTCGCTTCAGTTACCGCTATGCGATGCAAGTCACAAAATTAATTCTTTTTGCTATCAAACAGTTAATATCAAAACACATCAATCAATAGCAATAAGTATTGATATCACCAATAGCAATAGCTATTATCACCATGTCGCAACAACACAACGATACGGCAACCACCTGATTCACCGTTGCGATGACCGCTTAGATCCGCAGCTTGAATTTCAGCAGGCTACGGGAAGTGCGAGGGGTGAAGCGGACGCGTGAACGTCGGTGTGACCAGCTGAAATCAACTCAACACTTCATACCTCAGTCGCTTCAACGAGGCGGCTTAGTTATGACAACCGGCGGCCATCCACCGCCTGAATACGCGCAGAAGTCTTTATATGTTCAGCAGCCCAGCTTACGGGCAGGAGCTTTTATGGTTCATCAACATTACGGAACGCAGACCGTTAATCGCGGTGCGGTCATGCCAGGAATGCTGGTCAAACACAAAGATGGTACCTGGACAGCATCAGCTAATTTACGCGGACGGCTATATCTGCATCGCGGCATCGAGCGCACTTATACCCGTGATTTGCTCGTGGAAGTTTTTCTCGACGGACGCGGTAACGGCCTCAATCACTAATCCCCTTTCCTGTTTTCCTAATCAGCCTGGCATTTCGCGGGCGATATTTTCACAGCCATTTTCAGGAGTTCAGCCATGAACGCTTATTACATTCAGGATCGTCTTGAGGCTCAGAGCTGGGCGCGTCACTACCAGCAGATCGCCCGTGAAGAGAAAGAGGCAGAACTGGCAGACGACCTGGAAAAGGGTCTGCCCCAGCATTTGTTTGAATCGCTCTGCATCGATCATTTGCAACGTCACGGGGCCAGCAAAAAAGCCATTACCCGTGTGTTTGATGACGATGTTGAGTTTCAGGAGCGCATGGCAGAACACATCCGGTACATGGTTGAAACCATTGCTCACCACCAGGTTGATATAGATTCAGAGGTATAAAACGGATGAGTACAGCACTCGCAACGCTGGCTGGGAAGCTGGCTGAACGTGTCGGCATGGATTCTGTCGACCCACAGGAACTGATCACCACTCTTCGCCAGACAGCATTTAAAGGTGATGCCAGCGATGCGCAGTTCATCGCATTGCTGATCGTCGCCAACCAGTACGGCCTTAATCCGTGGACGAAAGAAATTTACGCCTTCCCTGATAAGCAGAACGGCATCGTTCCGGTGGTGGGCGTTGATGGCTGGTCCCGCATCATCAATGAAAACCAGCAGTTTGATGGTATGGACTTTGAACAGGACAACGAATCCTGCACATGCCGGATTTACCGCAAAGACCGCAATCATCCGATCTGCGTTACCGAGTGGATGGATGAATGCCGCCGCGAACCATTCAAAACCCGCGAAGGCAGAGAAATTACGGGGCCGTGGCAGTCGCATCCCAAACGGATGTTACGGCATAAAGCCATGATTCAGTGTGCCCGTCTGGCCTTCGGATTTGCGGGTATCTATGACAAGGATGAAGCCGAGCGCATTGTCGAAAATACCGCATACACTGCAGAACGTCAGCCGGAACGCGACATCACTCCGGTTAACGATGAAACCATGCAGGAGATTAACACTCTGCTGATTGCCCTGGACAAAACATGGGATGACGACTTATTGCCGCTCTGTTCCCAGATATTTCGCCGCGACATTCGCGCATCGTCAGAACTGACACAGGCCGAAGCAGTGAAAGCTCTTGGATTCCTGAAACAGAAAGCCTCTGAACAGAAGGTGGCTGCATGACACCGGACATTATCCTGCAGCGTACCGGGATCGACGTGAGAGCTGTCGAACAGGGGGATGATGCGTGGCACAAATTACGGCTCGGCGTCATCACCGCTTCAGAAGTTCACAATGTGATAGCAAAACCCCGCTCCGGAAAGAAATGGCCTGACATGAAAATGTCCTACTTACACACCCTGCTTGCCGAGGTTTGCACCGGTGTGGCTCCGGAAGTTAACGCTAAGGCGCTGGCCTGGGGAAAACAGTACGAGAACGACGCCAGAGCCCTCTTTGAGTTCACTTCCGGCGTGAATGTTACTGAATCCCCGATCATCTATCGCGACGAAAGTATGCGCACCGCCTGCTCTCCCGATGGTTTATGCAGTGACGGCAATGGCCTTGAGCTGAAATGCCCGTTTACCTCCCGGGATTTCATGAAGTTCCGGCTCGGTGGTTTCGAGGCCATAAAGTCGGCTTACATGGCCCAGGTGCAGTACAGCATGTGGGTGACGCGAAAAGATGCCTGGTACTTTGCCAACTATGACCCGCGCATGAAGCGTGAAGGCCTGCATTATGTCGTGGTTGAGCGGGATGAAAAGTACATGGCGAATTTTGACGAGATGGTGCCGGAGTTCATCGAAAAAATGGACGAGGCACTGGCTGAAATTGGTTTTGTATTTGGGGAGCAATGGCGATGAAGCATCCTCGCGATAATATCCGGGTAGGCGCGATCACTTTCGTCTACTCCATTACAAAGCGAGGCTGGGTATTTCCCGGCCTTTCTGTTATCAGAAATCCACTGAAAGCACAGCGGCTGGCTGAGAAGATAAATAATAAACGGGAGGCGGTATGCACAAAGCATCTCCTGTTGAGTTAAGAACGAGTATTGAGATGGCACATAGCCTTGCTCAAATTGGAGTCAGGTTTGTGCCAATACCAGTAGAAACAGACGAAGAATTTCATACGTTAGCCACATCCCTTTCACAAAAGCTGGAAATGATGGTGGCGAAAGCAGAAGCAGATGAGAGAGACCAGGTATGACAACCACTGAATGCATTTTTCTGGCAGCGGGCTTCATATTCTGTGTGCTTATGCTTGCCGGCATGGGGCTTGTTCAGTGACACCTCAGCAAGAAAACGCCCTTCGCAGCATTGCCCGTCAGGCTAATTCTGAAATCAAAAAAGCCAGACAGCAGTTTCCGGATAAAAACGTCGATGACATTTGCCGTAGCGTACTAAAGAAGCACCGCGAAACGGTAACGCTGATGGGATTCACACCGACTCATTTAAGCCTGGCGATCGGCATGTTGAACGGCGTCTTTAAGGAACGATGAACATGAAAAGCAAAATCATCAGGGAGCTACAGGCTCCTTTTTTATTATTCGCATTTACCCTCAAGCGTATTAACCAACAATTCAGGGATTAATGAAAGATGGCAGACATCATTGATTCAGCATCAGAAATCGAAGAATTACAGCGCAATACAGCAATAAAAATGCGTCGTCTGAACTACCAGACTGTATCCGCAACTCATTGTTGTGAGTGTGGCGATCCGATAGATGAGCGAAGACGCCTGGCTGTTCAGGGTTGTCGGACTTGTGCAAGTTGCCAGGAGGAGATCGAACTTAAGAACAAACAATGGGGACTGTGATGGCCTCAAAGCAGCAAATTTCAACATCGTCCAACTGGGGTGTAAAAATGTTCAGAATCATTTTTCCTAACACCTGGTACGTCGACCACCACGGCACTCCCTGCAAAATCCTGCGTTCTACCCACAACAAAGTTCACTACATCCGAAAAGGCAGAACATGTATCGCCAGCATGTTCCGCTTTAATCATGACTTTGAACCTGTGAATAAAGCTGATGCAGATCGGATAGCAGAAGAGATCGAAACGGCAGAACACATTAAGAAGTTACGTGACATGCGTTCAAAAAGCAGAGGTAACCATGGAATCATACAGCCTCACACTCGATGAGGCCTGTCAGTTTCTTAAGATATCCAGACCAACCGCCACCAACTGGATACGAACAGGCCGCCTACAGGCAACACGTAAAGATCCAACCAAGCCAAAATCTCCTTACCTCACAACACGGCAAGCCTGCATTGCGGCGCTTCAGTCTCCGCTGCATACTGTCCAGGTGAGCGCGGGTGATGGCATAACAGAGGAAAGAAAATGTCACTCTTCCGCAGAAGTGAAATATGGTACGCCAGTTTCACATTGCCGAACGGTAAAAGATTTAAACAGTCTCTTGGAACAAAGGACAAAAGGCAGGCGACAGAGCTCCATGACAAGCTAAAGGCTGAAGCATGGCGGGTCAGCAAACTTGGTGAAATACCTGATATAACGTTCGAGGAAGCGTGTGTCAGGTGGCTTGAAGAGAAAGCACATAAAAAATCACTGGACGATGACAAAAGCCGGATCGGATTCTGGCTTCAACATTTCGCAGGAATGCAACTAAGAGACATTACTGAATCAAAAATTTATTCAGCAATGCAGAAAATGACGAACCGGCGTCATGAGGAAAACTGGAGACTCAGGGCAGAAGCATGCAGAAAAAAAGGGAAACCTGTTCCAGAATACACGCCAAAACCAGCGTCCGTTGCAACGAAGGCTACGCATCTTTCATTTATAAAGGCCCTACTAAGAGCCGCAGAGCGTGAATGGAAAATGCTGGATAAGGCACCAATTATTAAAGTGCCTCAACCAAAGAATAAACGGATCCGCTGGCTGGAGCCCCATGAAGCACAAAGGCTGATTGATGAATGTCCGGAGCCATTAAAGTCTGTTGTTGAATTTGCACTGGCAACAGGCTTAAGACGCTCGAACATCATCAACCTTGAATGGCAACAAATAGACATGCAGCGCCGGGTGGCATGGATAAACCCGGAAGAGAGTAAATCAAACCGCGCAATTGGCGTTGCGCTGAATGATACTGCATGTCGCGTTTTGAAAAAACAAATCGGGAATCATCACCGTTGGGTATTTGTGTACAAGGAAAGCTGTACCAAACCAGACGGAACGAAAGCGCCAACAGTAAGGAAGATGCGGTATGACGCAAACACAGCCTGGAAAGCGGCGCTGAGACGGGCTGGTATTGATGATTTCAGATTTCACGACTTGAGACACACCTGGGCAAGTTGGCTGGTTCAAGCCGGAGTCCCGTTGTCAGTGTTACAGGAAATGGGAGGCTGGGAGTCTATCGAAATGGTTCGTCGATATGCTCACCTTGCACCTAATCACCTTACCGAACACGCACGGCAAATAGACTCGATCCTGAACCCATCGGTCCCAAATTCGTCCCAGTCAAAAAATAAGGAAGGTACTAATGATGTGTAACTTATTGATTTAAATGGTGCCGATAATAGGAGTCGAACCTACGACCTTCGCATTACGAATGCGCTGCTCTACCAACTGAGCTATATCGGCCCTGAAAGGACATGTTCACGAACGTGAATCACGGTGGACAAGGTTAAAACTAACCGGGCGATGCGTCAATGGCCTTGTGAATCAAATGGCTACTTTTGCATCACCCGGTTTTATTTACGCACGAATGGTGTAATCACCAATGCCGATCCACTTGTAAGTGGTCAGTGCTTCCAGCCCCATTGGGCCACGCGCGTGGAGTTTTTGTGTGCTTACCGCCACTTCCGCACCCAGACCAAACTGGCCGCCGTCGGTAAAACGCGTAGAGGCGTTAACGTAAACAGCGGACGAATCCACTTCGTTAACAAAACGCTGGGCGTTGCGCATATCGCGGGTCAGGATCGCATCGGAGTGTTGTGTGCCGTGTTCACGAATATGGGCGATGGCATCGTCAAGATCGCTGACGATTTTGACGTTCAAATCTAATGACAGAAACTCATCGTCATACTCTTCGGCTTTAACAGCAACCACCTTCGCAGGGCCTGCCTGCAACTGCGCCAGTGCAGCTGCATCTGCGTGTAATGTCACGCCGCTTTCCGCCATTTGTTTGCTTAATGCGGGCAGGAAGCTATCGGCGATGTTTTTATTCACCAGCAACGTTTCAACCGTATTACATGTGCTCGGACGCTGAGTTTTCGCGTTGACGATCACTTTTAATGCTTCAGCGATCTCTACACTTTCATCAACGTAAATATGGCATACGCCTATACCACCTGTGATCACCGGGATTGTCGACTGTTCACGGCACAGTTTATGCAAACCAGCGCCACCACGCGGGATCAGCATGTCGATGTATTTATCCATACGCAGCATTTCACTGACCAGCGCACGGTCAGGATTATCAATCGCCTGCACGGCACCCGCCGGTAAGCCGCAGGATTTCAGGGCGTCCTGAATCACCGCCACCGTTGCAGCGTTAGTGCGACACGTTTCTTTGCCACCGCGCAGGATCACCGCATTACCGGTTTTCAGGCACAGCGAAGCGACATCAACCGTCACGTTCGGGCGCGCTTCATAAATCACGCCAATAACCCCCAGCGGTACGCGACGACGCTCAAGACGCAGGCCGCTGTCCAGTACGCCGCCATCGATTACCTGCCCCACCGGATCGGCGAGGTTGCACACCTGACGTACATCGTCGGCAATGCCTTTCAGCCGTGCGGGCGTCAGTGCCAGACGGTCAAGCATCGCTTCGCTAAGGCCATTGGCTCGCGCGTCAGCAACATCCTGGGCGTTAGCGTTGAGGATGATTTCGCTTTGTGCTTCCAGTTCATCGGCGATTTTTTCCAGCACGCGATTTTTTTCGCGGCTGGAGAGTTGCGCTAATTTATACGAGGCTTGCTTCGCGGCAATGCCCATTTGTTCCAGCAT